ATGAAATCAAAACAATTCGATTCGGTCAGCAGGGTGTTGTGGGAGCTGGCAAGGCACCGAAAACCGCAGGCGAGAAGGCCAGACGCGCATCCTACTATGCAAGGCATAATGCGCAGGATTCCTCCCCTGACAAACTTTCTGCTCGGTACTGGAGTCATAAAACTAAGTGGTGACACAGATTTGGGTAAAGCCCAGTGGCGTTGAAATGACCATCAACCCCGAAAACATTGAGTTAGCAAAATCGCTCGGCTGGGTGCCGAAAGATCAAGTACCCATCGTTGAGGAAGTGGTAGAATTACCGAAGCGCAGGGGCAGGCCGCCCAAAATCAAAGAGGCTTGAAATGGCTACGGTTGCACAAGTCGCAAAGGCATCCCTTCAGCGAATTCTGGTACAAGCGTCTGAGGCTCCTCTGGAAGCAGACGAATATCAAGATTTCATCTTCGCAATGAACAACTATATGCTCGCACTGGATGCGTCTGGTGTGCATTTGGGATACACCCAAGTATCTAATCTCGGTGATCTGGTTACAGTCCCTGTTGGCGCTCTTCGTGGAATGATTGCGAATCTCGCTATCGAGGTGGCTCCCGATTACGGAGGGGTAGTAACTGATGCACTTGTCCTACAGGCCAGAGAAGGTCTGCAAGCGATGAGGATGCTCGGTCAAACTATCGGCGCAACCCGCAATCCTTCTACGCTTCCCATTGGTTCTGGCAACACAGATACTGGCTACGGCTGGACTTGGAACTTCTATCCTGACAGCGAAGAGTCTATCTTGGCTGAAACGATTGGCTCGATTTCTCTGGAGAACCAGACCAATGTATGACCGGGCGTATGGCGTAAAGCAATCTGACTTCACCGCGCAGACAAGCATAATCTCAGGCTCATTCCTGGGGTTCTTTGCAAATGGCTACAACTACAAGATTAGCTATGACAACTTCCTTGGTGGACTCGGTGTAACGGGTTCCATTGCTCAGGATGGCGCTGTTACCGGTACTCCGGTTCTGGACATTCAGGGTACTGTTAACTTGATCCGAAACATTGAAGACGGATCGGGCATTGTTACTAACGTCTCCGCTGAAAACGGCATCACGATAGCCCACAACTTCACTGTCAACACCACCGGCGCACCGTTGATGCAGGACATTGCTGCGGCGAGTCCGATGTTCGTTTCATTGGTAGGTGGTACTGGTATTTCATGTACTACTGTCGGTGACACGATTGAAATTGCCTCTACTGACGCTGCTTCGTATGCCTCTGTATCAATGGCTGGAAACGCTACTGCAACGACTATTGCGTCCACGGCGACCCCAGTAAAGGCAGCAGGTACGTTTGTGGTGGGTGATGTATCTACAGGCTGGACGGCTGCAACCAATGGCCGAATTACCTACACAGGGCAGACTAGTAGACATATTGTTAACGCTCTTGCGACTCTGGATGTGGTGTCGGGTACTAACCACAAAATCTCACTGTTTATCGCTAAGAACGGTACGGTGATTTCCACCAAGATGACGGACACGATTTCTTCTGGTGGCCCAAGGGCGATTGCGACTTTCGTGAATCTAATCCTGAACCAGAACGATTACCTTGAGATATTTGTCAGAAACGAATCCACAACGGATGGTGTTATTGCTGTCAACGCAGTCTTGAGCGCACTCTAATGCCAATCGTCACTCTCCCCATCACTAACGGGTTCTATGTAAGTAACTCCCTGCCCATCTCGGCGCAAGAGTGTACTAACTGGTATACCGTGGTTGAGAGTGCACCTTCATTGGCTCCAGAAACGCTCAGGGGAACGCCGGGGATCGAACAGGTAGAAACATCAGGGACTATCTTGCAAGCGAACAGGGGCGCTCACACGATGGCTGGTGTGGCCTACTTTGTGAACGGTACTAAACTTTACCAATTAGACCAGACCCAAGTTATTCCGACCGAGGTTTATGATCTGGTAGAACTGGGTACTGTGGCAGGTACTGCACGTTGCTCTATGGCTGATAACGGGACGCAAATGCTGGTACTTGTCCCCGGTGGTAATGGGTACATCTACAACCATGTAACAGATACGTTTACCCAGATCACAGATTTAGACTTTACTGCTAACGGTAATCCGCAGTTTGTAGTGTTCATTGATGGCTACTTTGTCGTCACGACTGATACGAAGAAGTTCATAGTTTCAGCAATCAACGATGGACTTAGCTGGAATGCCTTGGACTACGGAACGGCTGAATCCGATCCTGATAACATCGTTGCTCCCATAGTATTCAAGAACCAACTATTCATTTCGGGAAGTCAAACATTCGAGGCTTTCCAGAATATCGGTGGTTCAGATTTCCCCTTCCAGAGATCGGGCCTGTTCTTGGATAAGGGTGTGTTCTCCCCCTATTCACTGATTAACACTCAAGACACGTTCATGTGGGTGGGTGGTGGACAGAATGAATCCCCTTCCATCTGGGCGTTTGCTGGTAACTCAACTCAAAAGATATCCACTGTTGCGATAGACTTCATTCTTAAAACGCTCACCAACGATCAACTTGCGAATGTGTATTCGTGGACGTACTCACAGAATGGATCTTACTTTGTAGCTTTTGCGCTACCTAATTCGACTCTGGTTTATGACCATGCATCTAAACGCTGGCATGAGAGAAAGTCCTACATTGAAGGCGAGCAGGTAGGTTACAGGGTTTCAGGTTTGACCCAAGCGTATAACCATATCTTCTGCGGTGATCTGATTGATGGAAGGATAGGTAAGTTAAACCCTGATCTGTTCACTGAATACACTGGGAACATCATTCGGACAGTTGCTACCCAGCCTTTCCAGAACAACACTCAATCCATGTTCGTGCCTTCCATTGAATTGACCGTTGAATCAGGTGTCGGTAATGCGGAATCTGTGAACCCCCTGATCGCAATGGATCGAAGTGTTGATGGTAAAACGTGGTCGGATCAGAGAACGCGAGAACTAGGAAGAATCGGTCAGTACAACCGTAGGGCAATCTGGCGCAGGAATGGTCGGGCTTCCAGGTTCGAGGTGTTTAGATTCACCCTGTCTGACCCTGTCAAACCAGTCATTATCCAGTTGAACGCAGACATTCTTCCGGGGACGAAATGACCGGCCCTAGACTTAACGCTGCCAATCCTATCGTTGAAGAAAACGGCACCATGTCTCAGCAGTTTAGAACATGGACTCTGGACGCTTCGTTGAGTATTCCGATCATAGGAACAGGGTCTCCCGAAGGCGTAGTCACTGCCAGACAATACAGTCTATACATCAATTCTGCCGGTGCTGCTGGCTCAATTGAGTACAGGAAGATGCTTCCAGATATCGGCGGGGATGTAACACAGGGATGGAAATTAGTATGACTGTTCGCAATGCTGAAGTGGATGACATTCCGCAGATCATTGAACTGGCAAAAAGGTTTCACGCTGTTTCTGGGTACGATTGTTTCGAGCTTGATTACGATAGTGCTGAACGCCTTGCTTTACAGTCTATCGACCAAGAGTTATGTCCAGTTGCTGAAGTAGACGGGAAAATAGTTGGGTTTCTTCTGGGCCTGCAATTCCCTGCACTTATGAATACTAATATCATGGTCGGCACTGAAATCGCGTGGTGGGTGGAGCCGGAATACAGGAACAAGCCCATTGGCGTAAAGCTGTTAAAATATGCTGAACAGCAGGCCAAGGATAAGAATTTGAAGTTTTGGTCGATGATGTGTTTGGAGCAACTTAACGCAGACGGCTTAGAGAGTATCTATGAGAGAATGGGATACAAGAAAGCCGAGCGCACTTATTTGAGGATATTCTAATGGCACTGACAGCAGCAACAGCACTAGCAGCAGGGGCGGCAGGTGCATCTCTCGCAGGTAGCGCAATGGATCGACGCGCTCAGGGTAAAGCCGTAAACAAGGCTAACGAAGTTTCTGCGGCTAGAACAGATGCTGGGCTTGGTGCGCTTCGTCCTGCCTTTGAAGCGTCCCAGAATGTACGCCGTGAAGCTCTCGGCATGGGCAAATGCGTCAGCAGGGAATGCAGCAAGGTCTCGGCATGATCGGTCAATTGTACGGGCCGACTGCTAATCTTCAGCAGCAGGGTAATCTCGCAGCTCAGAGAATGATGCTCGCCGGTCTTCCCATGCAGAGGGCTGCAATCCTTGGTGGCAAGATTGATTACAGCCAGCTTCAGCCCCAGACGATGAACTACGATCCTAATATGCTTGCTGGTATATTCGGTCAGGCTCAGTTGCCGCAGGGTGATGTGACCTATTCTCCCTTCCCGACTGCTCAGGCGATGAGGTAATCACATGGCGACCCCTGCCGAACAGTTTGCTGCTCAACCCGTTGATGCGCAGATGAATCAGATCAGGCTTTGGTTTCAGCAGAATCCA